GCCTGCCGCGATCTTCGCGTTGAGCTCGTCGATGGCGGCTTGGAAGCCGTCGACAGCGGCGTCGATGCGCTGGACCTTCTCGTCCAGGACAACGTCGGCCTTGGCCTTCAGCTTCTCGTCGTTCGCCTTCTTGAACTCTTCGAAGGCGGCTTGGAGCTGGCCGATCATGGCCTTGGGGTCCGACGCGTCGGCGCGCACGGCGCCGCACAGGGCGCGCGGAGCGGCGCCCAACAGATGGGTCTTCATGGTGTGGTCTTTCTGTTGAAGCGCCTCAGGCGCGAAGGGTAGCCAGCAGGCCGGCAATAGACGCCGATAGGCCTTGGTCGCCGGGTTCGGCGGCTTCATCAGGGACAGATTTGCCCGTGATTTTGAGAATGCGGTCGCGCGCCTGGGCAGGCGTCAGTCCCGCAGAAACCAGCTGTAGCTCCATCGCGCGGAGCTCGTTGACGCGACGATCTTCAGCCTTCGCCTTGTCATCGGTCGTGATCTTGTCGGCCGCCAGCAGGGCGTCGGCGAAGCCGCGCTCGATGGCCTGCGAGCCGCTCATGAAGGTCTCGGCGTCCATCCATTTGGCGATGTCTTCGGACTTCTGGCCGGAACGCGCCGCGTAGACATCCACCATGGCCGCGTCGAACGGCTCCAGGAACTCTGCCGTCTCCCGCATGTCGTGGCGGTTGCCCACGGCCAAGACCCAGCAGTTATGGATCATCAGGAAGGACGCCGCGCCAATCTCGACGGTGTCGCCGGCCATGGCGATGATCGAAGCAGCCGAGGCCGCCATCCCCATCACCTTGACCGTCACGTCGTGCGGATGCTCCCGCAGGACGTTGTAGATGGCGATCCCCTCGAACATGTCGCCGCCGGGCGAGTTGATCTGGACTTCGACAGGACCGGCGATGGCGCGGAGCTGACTGGCGACCTTCTTCGCCGTCACCCCGCCGCCGGACCAGAAGTCCTCACCGATGATGTCGAACATCGTAATGACGTTGTCGCCACGCTCGAGGGCACGGATGCCTGCCGCGTCGTCCGACCACTTGTCGAACACCTGGGGCTTGGTGAATGCGTGAACATCGCGGGTCGCCGGTTGCGGCATGGCCGCCGGGCGGGTCTTGGCGAAGACCCGCAGGTTACGCTGGCTCATCTTCGCCTCCTTTCGATGGGGTTGGCGGCGCGCCAAGCCCCTTGCTGATTTCGTCGCCGCCTTCGACAGCGGGCATGTCGTTGAGACGGCGGACCTCGTTCTGGCTCATCCAGCCGGGCTGGCCGCCTGCTCCGAGCGCCTTGGCGAAGAAGTCGCCCTGATCCTTGGTCGAGCCGCGCAACAGGGCGCCCGGGTTGAACTTGACGGAAAACTGATCCTTCTCAGCCCCAACAAGAAGCGATCGTTCGGCCGCCTGTTGCCAGGCCTCAAACCACGGCCCCAGGGCGTACTGGACAAAGAACTGACCCAGCGCCTGAATGCCCGAACCCCAGCTCGTCTCATCGACCATGAGCAGCGGTCGAGGCACGCCAGTGACGCGGGCGATTTCCTCGACCTGCATCTTTCGAAGTTCGGTCAGCTGCGCGTCCTTGGCGTTCTGCGCCATGGTCACGTAGTCCATCCCTTCCTCGAGGATCAGGTTCTTGCCCGCGTTCTGAGCGCCCTCTTTTTCGGCAAGGCTGGTCTTGAGCCGCTCGAACGCGGGGTCAGACAGCTTGCCAGGATGCTTCAGGGCGCCGCCGATAAACGAGCCGTTCTTGAACAGACGCCCAGCCGCCAGCTCGGCGCTGAGGGCGAGGCCGATAGCGTCCCGAGCCTGCTTGACCAAAGAGAGGCCGTTGAGGCCGTCCAGAGACAGGCCGCGCAGGTGAAACACCTCCTCCGGCCGCAGCGTCCGCTGGACGCCTTGCGGCGGCTGGTAGCGATAGCTGACGCTCCAATCGGCGTTCTGGACCGGTTGAACGTAGTCCGGGTTCAGCGGCACCAGGCGGACGATCTCGTCGCGGCCCGTCCTGATCTGCCGCGACCGCACGATCAGGGCGTACGCGTTCCCCTTCACCAAGGCACGCAGCTGCATCAGCGAACGGAAGTCAAAGGCCGTCTGCCAGTTGTTCGGCTCGCGGTGAAGGATGCGGAACAGCGGGTGATCCGCCTTCTCCTTCGTCTCCTCGTCAATGACGTGGAGCGGCAGCATCCCGATCGCGTAGCTGATCAGGCTTACCGCCCGGAACATCGCCGGGTTGCGAAGCGCGGTCTCGGTGTTGACTGTGGCGCCGGACGCGGCCGTCAGACCGTCGCGCAGAAACTCCTGCACCATCGGGTCGTTGAGCGCATAGAAAACAGCCCCGTCGCCCACATCGGCGCGAGGCGCGGGCGTTTCGGCCTGTTGTTTCACCCCGAAGGGCCAGAGACGGGCGAGATCCATTCCGCCTCCTTCAGACCATCAACAGGCCCCGCCGTTCATAGACTGACGGGCCTGTAGCTTCCGGATTGCGGCTCATCAGCATGGCCGCGTTGAACAGGGCGACGAGGGGGTCAATCTTGGCCCGCCCGGCGCTTTCCTTCGTGATCAGCACGGCGCCGCCGCGGACCTGCGCCTTCGCGTTCCCGACACACCAGGTCATCATCCGACGCCCGCCGTGGCGGAACGTTCGGTTCTTCAGCTTGATCTCCAGCCCCCAGGACGCCGGCGACAGAGCCGATCCCTGACGAATGGACGAGAGCAGGTCGCCCTCGATCTTTCGCACTGCCAGCTCATCAATCAGGGCGGCGATCCCGAACGGGTCCAGGCCGATGCCGTACTTCTCCGGGAACAGCCCGGCCGCATGGACCTGCTCCAGAATGTCTGCAGCTTCCCTGATGGGCTGGAGCGGGTCATCACAGATGACCAGATCCCCATCCGTCTCGAATTCCCGCAACTGCGTTGCGATGTCCTGGCGCCGTTGCAGCACGTCGTCGTGCGCCCAGGCGCGCGACCAGGACAGCCAGTCCCGCGTCTCCCGGCACCGGCCGATGAGGCCCAGCCCCATCAGGTCGTCCAGTCCGCCGCCATCGACGCCGCCGACGACCACCTCCGAACGGGCCAGCAGATCGCTGAGCGTCAGAGTCTCGTCGGCCGCGCGGGGCCAGTGGTCGGCCCCGGCCCAGCGATCCTGCGCCAGCCGCAGACCGATCTCGACGTTGAGGTGCTTCGAAAGAAAGACCTGAAGCTCGCCGCCGGTGGCGTTGATGACCTTCTGCAGTTCGTCCACCAGCCAGTTCTGGAAGACCGACCGCCCCAAGTTCGGGTTGGTGATGTAGAAGTTCGCAGGATCGAGATAGGCCTGCGCCTCGATCATCGCCTCCGGATATTCGTAGATCAGCGGCAGGCTGGCCGGATCATGAATCCGCCCGTCGCGCACGCCGCGAAAGTAGTCCAGCTTGGTCTTGAAGACGCCGGCCGGCGCCTCATCGGACTGGGTGCTCGCCCAGATCACGAAACCTTCCGGCCTTGAAACGAGACCTCCGGTCGCCTCCCGCAGCATGGCGTCGGCCTTAGGGCGCTTGCCGAAAATCCAAAGTTCATCGACGAAGATGAAGCCGGCCTTTTTGCCTCCAACCGTGTCCGTGTCCGCCGCGACGACCTTCAGCACCGCCTTGGTCGTTCGGTGAGTGATGGTCCGCGTGTGCTCCTGAATGTGCATCAGCACGCTCAGGTCTTCGTCCTCCAGGATCATGTCCCGAGCGGGTTCGAAGGCGTTGTTCGCAATCTCCAGCGTCGGCGCCAGGATCAGCAGCTGCGCCGAGAAACGCCAGTTGCGAACCAGAGCCGTGACCATGATCCCGGCCGCGATGGTCGATTTGGAGTTCTTCTTGCTGATCAGCAGGAAGAACTCGCGGATCAGACGTTGGCCGCTGGCGGCGTCATAGGCCCCGAAGATCGCCCGGACGAAATCAAAGACCCACTCCTCGCAGGCCTCGCCGAAGGTCGGCTTGCCCGGCGCATCGACGATCCGCAGCGACTTGAAGACCCGTAGCGCCTCCTCACCTTCATCTAAGAATAGTGGGGAGGGCAGCAGGGAGCGCCTGGACACGATCCTTTCGCGCCAGTCCGGGCAGGCCGTCGACCATTCCATGACCTACTGCAGCTTCGGCGGGGCCGGGGTCGCGAAGATGCCGCCGACGCGCTCGGCGGCCGCCTG